TGCAATACATCTTTTTTAGCTCCATTACAGCATTTATTAGATATTGGAAATTCTGGAGGATTATAAATCATATATTCTTTTAGCTTTTTATTGTATGATATATTAAACTTACTATTTTCTCCCCACGCATTGCACCACCATTTTAGAGCAGCCTTACATTTTGGATATTGTTTATAAAAATCATCAAAAGTTCCGCCTTTCCATAAAAAATTATGTTTTTGCAATCTCTCTATCCATTCACTTACTTGCTTTGACATAAATGGTAAACCGTAATCTCTACACGATACCGGTATTGGCTTTATAGCTTTTTCTGTCTTAATAATGATATCGTATTTATGTTCAAGATATCTTAAATGATCTTTTGTGGCTTGATATTCCAGTCCGGTGTCAAACCAGACATAATCTATTTTTTTATCCTTATCGCATTTAGCACATATATCAATAACAATATCCGAATCAGCTCCACCAGATATCGAACAAAGTATTTTTTTATACAATGGACTGTTGATTTTCAAATAAGCAATTATCAGATTGTCCCCTATAATTTTATCCTTGGGGCAATTCTCTAAAATTTCATATAAATCCATTTTATTTTTAGGAGAAACCTAGGTTTATGCGGCCGCAAAATCCATTCTCCTTTCTATTTATTGCTCGTCTGCTTCTTCTCTACTTAATTCAACCATCTATGTATCCTCCAATTCTAATTAAATTTAATGCCATGTCTTATCTCTAGCCTAGAATAATAGGCCAGCATGATATCTACGACAAATGAATCTTTATCATATTTTTCTATAACCTCCTGCATCATGTCTCTGGCTTTCTGCCAACCGTCTTCCGTATTTGGAATATCAAGGCACTGTTTGAAGAGGTTCCAACAATCTGTATTGATTTTTTGTTCTAGTCTGTATCCCTGCATATTATTCACCTGTCAATGATTCAATTTTGATATATATCCCCGGTATCTTCGCCCAGAATTTTTCCGTGATCTCGCTGGCAACTAATGCGTCATCTTTCCAAAAACCAAGATCCGTCATGACATCTTTGAGCATTTTCTGTAAATTATCCGTATCCGGCTTTGTTGTCTTATACTCACCATCACCGTGTTTTTGTGTTACAGGGAAGCACCACTTTGTTGTAAGCCGTACCGCAGCGGCATATCGCTGTTTAGGTACATATTCCCCCAAATGAGCCGCCAGCTTTGACCGCACCGCCTTAAGTTCTACCGGCTCATAAAATACCGGCTTACCATTCCTAACAGTTACCTGCTTTTCCTGATACGTTTTAGTTGGTGGCCGCATCGGCATGAAAAATTCAGTCGTCATAATCTGCGCCTTTCCATTTACCTGTGTCCGGGTCGTACAAAATATCTCCAGACTGTTTTAATTGGTCCCATATGAATTCTAATATTGATGGTCGTTGAATCAACCACTTTGTTACCTCACTATTTTTGACATCGTATTCTTGTCCTGGCATTTTGTGATATAGTGGCGGTAAGTTTCTTGCAATGTTTAATTTTTGGCTTCTCTGCTTTTTTGCCATTTTATCTTCCTCTTCGCTTTATCTGCAATTGATAATCGTTCTCATTTAATATTTTGAAATTTTGTATTTGTCAATGGATCAGGGGAAGGAGTCGTCGTGCCCGCTTTCGCACGACTACTTACCCCCTTGACCTCGGGAGAGGGAAACGGAAATAGTATTATTTATAATAGTGTTTTTTTCTTCCCTAGGGAAAATAACTTAATTTATGTTTTTTTCCCTCTAAATCGCCGTCGGAAAATAACGTATTTTTTCCCTTTCCCTCCGAGGGAAAATAACATCATTTAATGTTTTTTTCTTCCCTAGGGAAAATAATCAGGGAAAGAAAATTTATGTTTTTTTCCCTACGTTTCCCTCATCAATCCAGTACCCGCCATGCTCCTTGATTCTGTTTCGAACCGTCTTTTCGGTCACTCCTAAGTACTCCGCCATACTATCAATTGTCACACTTCCATCAATACCGCATGCTTCAAACGCTGTTTCAAGAGATTCTTTGCGCTCTTTGGCTTTTGTCTCTTTAGGCTTGCGTTTCTGCATAGCTTTCTGCCAGGGCGGTTTCTCACTGTCCGGCTCTATATCCTTAAGACTTCCTACATCGTCCACTTTATGGATAGGGTAATCAAACCACAAATTGACCGGTTCGAACTTCGGGAACTCCCTTAATGTCCCCTCTATGCGCCATGCAGTCTTTGTTTTTACGTTTCCAGCTACCTGTTCGACGATGCTATTTAACTCTGTAAATTGGGTAGGATTCAACTTATTCCGGCAATAATCCAACATTGCCTTACTACTGCATTCATCGTCCTGAGATATATCATCCTTCCAATCCGTGAAGCTGTTATCCATATAAGCTATGCATACATTGCAAATAGCCTTGTTCTCTTCCTGCATTAATATGGAGTCGTTTAATTCAAGCTCTATCAAATCAAGTAATGCATCGGGGTCACGGGCGAACACACCAGAACCGGAAGCTCTGTCCATGCTTCGCTTCCCCCCCTGATTCCCCTTTGAGTGGTGATGGCAATAAATAACCGCTGCACCAAGCTCCGTGCACACCTTGTCAAACTGATTGCAGAAGTTAGCCATCTGATCTGCGCTGTTTTCGTCACCGGTAATAACCTTGTATATGGGGTCTATGACAATGGCTATGTAATTCTTTTTAGCTGCCCTACGTATCAATTTCGGGGCCAATTTATCCATTGGTACCGACTTGCCTCTTAAATTCCAGATATCGACATTAGAAAGGTTGTTCGGCTTCCAACCGAGTGTATTATAAACATCTTTAAAACGATGCAGGCAGCTTGCCCGGTCCAGCTCAAGATTAACGTACATAATTTTACCTTGGGCACAGTTCCAGTTTAACCATTTTTTACCTTCCGCAATGGCGCAGCATAATTCGATAAGTGCAAATGATTTACCGGCTTTTGATGGTCCGGCAATTAACAGTTTGTGACCTTGGCGCAGCATATTGTTAATCAGTGGCGGCGATAGCTCCGGCAGGTCGTCCCAGACACCGTCAAGGCTTTCAGGTTCTGGCAGATCGTCATTAACGCCCTCTATCCATTCAAACCATTCCTGCCAATTCTCCTTACCTATATTGGTATCGGCAAGGAACTGCTTTTTGCCACTTCTCATAACCCCTGGCATTCGTGACAATCGTGACGGGTTTCGATTCTGAGTATCTATTTTTAAGCCGTTTTTCTGGCATACATTATATAGGTAATCTACTCTTTTACGGTATTCATCATAATTAGCGGCATCAATTCTCACGATGGCGTGAAGACTTTTTTTGCCACTGTGCACAAGGCAGGCAACCGGCAACTCCAATTCACGGATAATGGCATTCTGTTTATCTATGTCTATGGAATCCGATTCAACTAATGCATACCTGAAATCGCTTACATTATCGTTTTTGCATCCTTGACCATCTAAGGGATTAAAGCGTATCCATGCGCCTGCTTCGGGATTGTAGTCACCTAAAACCATGCCAATATCGCCCCTGCATGTATTAAGCCGCTGGATTAATTCGCCTGCCGTTCTGTCCCAATGCCCTTTAGATGGCATATGCTTTCCGTCTTTTTCCCAGCTGCGCGTGACATAGCCCACGTTTTCCGTAGATTCGAAAAGCACTTCCAGATACTTTGTTAGTTCTCCTACCGGGTCCCACTCTTCCGGTGTTATGACTTCCTTGCCCTCAATCCAGTTCTTATCAATAACGACAAGGTCTTCCTTGTCAGATATGGCATCATTCCAGTCTAATTCATGTCCATAGTCTCGCTGTGGCTGCCATCCGTGATCTTTTGCCATCTGGACAATTGTTCCCCCCGTTACCGGGGTACCGTTACCGTTAAAGCTTCCCCACTTCCGAAAACATTCTCCGGTATGGTATCTGGAATCATTCTTGCTCCAACTATCCCAATCTGATGCCGTATAGCCTTCATGCTTTAATGCCATGCCGACGTTTACCCATTCTTGGTAATCTAAAAGCGCAGGCTCTATATAAGGTAAAACTTCCATGATGTTTAATTGATTTTCCATAGATTACGCTCCTTTATACTCATGAGGAATAATGTCATGTGGTATACGCCAGCCATTGCCTGCTATCCTGTCAATCAGGCTCTTTGCATTTTCAAATTTCCATGTACCTACATGCTGAAACCCGCGACTCTCTAAAAATCTTATTTGCTTAGGCGTTGTCAAGCCTTCTCTGCGCCGCTTGTCTAGCCTGTCTAATAGTTTTGTTGCTTTGCCGGCATTATCAATTTCATCTGGTAGTATCCCTAATTTTTCTAAGGTTTTGACTTGCTTATCTGATGGTGGGGACATTTCCCAGCCAAATGCCGGCACATATCCCGAAAGATCCTCAGCTTGTATGCTCATTTCGAATTGCAATGGATCTACGAGCTTCTTTTTTCGATGCTTCATTTCCTGTAATTGTTTAGCCAGAGCTTCCTCGCGTTGTGATATAACGTCTTCACTGGCTTTCTCTTCGGCTTCCCCGATATCAATCGGACAACCTGCTTCTTCGATATTCTTAGTCATTACCTGTGCGACTTCTTCATTCTCGCATATCAGGTGCGCAGGGTGACATAATTCATGGCGTTCCGTATGCCATAAAAAATCCAATAATAACAAGTCTTCCTTGCCGGGACATAATCGGGTACCGCGTCCGACCATTTGACTATACAAGCTTCTTATTTTTGTCGGGCGTAATACAACGATGCAGTCAACCGATGGGCAATCCCAGCCCTCTGTTAACAACATAGAATTGCATAATACATTATATTTGTCCGAATCGTAGTCTGCTAAAATCTCAGCTCTATCTGTGCTGTTACCATTAACTTCCGCCGCCTTGAATCCCTTTTCATTTAAAATATCCCTAAACTTCTGACTTGTCTTTACAAGCGGCAGGAACACAACCGTCTTACGGTTAATGCAATGTTTTAACATTTCATCTGCGATTTGATACAGGTATGGATCTAGGGCGCTCCCGAGGTCAGCCGCTTTAAAATCCCCTGCCTGTTGACTGACTCCCGATAAATCCAGTTTCAGAGGTATAGTCAAGGCTTTGATGGGGGAAAGGTATCCCTCTTTAATGGCTTTAGGCAAGGTATATTCATAGGCTAATGACTCAAAATAAACTCCGAGATTTTTCATATCTCCCCTGTCCGGCGTGGCAGTTACGCCTAGTATCTTTGCCTCCTCAAAGTGATTTAATACCCTTTGATAACTATCTGATATGCTGTGGTGCGCCTCGTCTACGATGATACTGCTGAAGAAATCAGGGGAGAATTGGCTCAAGCGCTTCTCTCTCATAAGTGTCTGAACTGAGCCAACAACTACCCTGAACCAGCTACCGAGGCAGCTTTCTTCTGCTTTTTCTACGGCGCATCCCAATCCAGTGGACTGAGACAGCTTATCGGCCGCCTGGTCTAAAAGCTCCCCACGGTGGGCGAGGATTAATACCCTCTCCCCATTCCGCACGCAATCCTCAACCACCTTACTAAACACAATCGTCTTACCGCAGCCCGTAGGCAATACCAAGAGCGTTCTTTGAGTTCCTTTATCCCATTCAGCAAAAATAGATTCCTTGGCTTGTTGTTGATATGGGCGTAATTCCATCTTTAAAACCTCCCGGCTTCAAAAGTCCTGGCTTCTTCCTTTGGATAAAACTTCCTAACCTCATTATAGGTACGTTCTTCGCCGCCTTCCGGTGTATATTTACGGATGCCTATTTTTGCTTTGCCTGTGGAACCGGGGACCAAACTCCAATTCATAGTAACTTTTTCGCCTTTTTTCTTTTGTCCGATGCCGGCAAAGAATGCCGACAGCATGCCTTCGGTATTTGTGTGTAAGAATAGGTTATGATTAAACAATGCAACCCCCTGTTCTGCCTCTACCTTGATTTTTACGACTGCTTTGTTGCACGGCGGCAGTTTTTCACTGCCCGGATGCCTCGCCCTTTCAAAGCTGACAATCTCAAAGTCATAATCTCCTTCTGGCAATGTGACATAATCATTCCCATCTTTTTCAATTTCATCATCCCAGCCTAACTCTCTTCCTAATTCTGCGCTCATTCTCTATTCCTCCAATTTTTATATTATTTAAGTAAACGGTACTTCTTCTTTTAATTCCTGTATCATCTTATAGACCTGTCCCCATGCTCCTACCAATACCCCATTGATAAAGTTAGGGTCATAATTTTCAATAGGCGTATCTTCCGTATAATACCCGCGTTTTGCAACAACTGCTTGTATATCCCATGCATCCACCTTGTTTTCAATCATCAAGTCCCTTAGGGCTTTAGGGACGGATTCTAACCCTTTCGGTATATTCTCCGGTGTTTGCTGTGGCTTTGCTGTTTCTGGCGGCTCTTGCGATTTACTTACAGAGGCATCTAATGTCATTTTTAACTGCTCGTTATTATTCTCCTTATTGACTGATTCCATCTGTTCGGCTGCCGGTTGCGTTTGATGCTGAGTTTCAGCATGGGACGATTGTACCGGCGGGACTGACTCACGTTTTAGCGGTTGATTAAATATATGTGCAATTACCGAGTAATCAAACGGTAATTCAGTCGGTAAGTCATGACGGTTCTTGGCATCCCAGCAGGAGTGATGGGTTGCATACATGACTCTTTTCCCGCCCTGAACCTTATTCCTTCCTTTTTCTGCGCCCTGTCCGTCCACATTGATGACATGGGTCTTGTAATTTGCAAATAAAATCATATCGGCCCACTCTTTGACAAGCGGTGCTGTTTGTTTTTGTAGCTTGAGTTCCCATCTGTCATATTGCCCCATTTCGTCAGGCTGCTCAAACTTTCTCATTTTTGCGTGAGCGGTCAAGATGACGTGAATCCCTTTTTCAATAACGTCCTCAAGAAGATTGAGAAATCTTCCAAATTCTTCGGCAAGGTACGTATACCCTTTGCCATAACCAAAGTCTTCAATGCCTTTTTTCTGATTTTTCGAGCATATTTCTTCAATACAAAGTTGTTCGGCCCAATCCGCTGTATCTATCGCAAGCGTCTTGCATACACCGGCATTATCCCTGACATAGCGAACCTGCTCCATGAGCATTGTCCAGCTACTGGGCTTAGGTGTTCTGGCTACGTTCATATGTTTGGTACTGCCCTCAGTATCTATAAATAAAGGATTCGGAAACTTTGAAGCAATTGTTGATTTGCCAATTCCCTCGGGACCATAGATGATAACCTTCTGTGCGCTTGCTATTTTACCTGTAATAATCTGCATTTAAAATTCGCCTGCCTTCCATTTGCTTTCTTTTTGTTCTTCCTGGATTAAATTTTCTTCACCAACAACATACCCATCTTCTATTACGATGGAGCATTCATCTCCGGTTGATACGCGGGTGGCGATAGCTTGCAACCCTTCCTGTTCAAGCCATTGTCCAAACTCCTGTAAAGCATCAACGTCCATCTGCTCTAATTTATCCAAGAGGACGAATCCGCAGCTAGGATTAAGCTTCCTTACAATAGCCGTAGCTACTTTCAGTCTGTCTGAACCAGACATATTGTCCCATTTCTGGTTATTATAAATAAGGCTCCCATCATCTACCGATAGTCCAGGTAGCGGCAGATCGGCATTTGTTAACAAATCGGTTTTCTGCTCTCTAATATTTGTTATTTCAGCGGTTAGTTTATTATATTGGTCTTCGTAATTTAAGGCATCTTCTTCCGCTTTGTCTTTGTCAAGGTTAGCCCTCACTTTCCGATTGATTTCTTCTATATTAGAAATATTTCTTTCGAGTTCTTCCGTGGATTCATCACGTAAGTCAATAGCTGATTTTTTTGCAATCTCTAAATCAGCAAGAACCTCAGACTGCTTTTTTAGTAATTCGTCAAGCTGTTCCTGAATCCGACCTGCCTGTGATTCAAGATCGTACAATCGTTCACGCTTACGTTGATTCTCTCCATTTTTAGCAAGTATCTCTTGCTGTTGTTTAATCATATCTGATGCGGATACCGGCTCCTTGGGTGCGTCGGGATAATATAATTGTTCTTTGGCAAATTTCTTTTTCTGGTCCGCAATCTGACCAATGGTAAGACGGCGATTGTATAATTCCTTCTCCTGAGCCTCAAACTCTGCAAGTTTATCACCAACCCCTATAATTTTAAGCAAGGTCTGAGCCTTTTCTTTGTCATTGGATTCCATAAATCTGGGCAAATCTATGGCAAGTTGTTCTACAAAACTGTTAAGCAGCTGCTGACCGCCCTTGTTTCCATCGGGATCAATGACTTTCAGATCACTATTTTTGCCTTTGCGTTCTACAATAAGGCCGTTATTTAATACAATGTGTAAATTTGGCGGTATCACCGAACCCTCTCGCTGTGCTTGTGACGGACGGTATTTATCCCCTCCTAATGCCCATGCGATAGAGTCAAGAACTGAGGTCTTTCCCTGATTATTTTTGCCGCCGACTATAGTTAAACCATTAGCGGTAGGCTCAATCTTGACTGCCTTGATACGCTTGACGTTTTCTATTTCAAGCTTATTAATTTTAATACTCATTGACTAATCCTCCAATCTCGTGATATAATTCACGTATAAAAATATTATTTTTAACTATCTGAATCCCTTGAAGTTACCGCTTCTTGGGATTCTTTTTCTATGATTCCAGTTAATACTGAAATACACTGTTCGTACATCTCTCCATTAAACGGCACGTCCATAGGAAAGCTAAAATATTTCTCGATTTTAAGTTCCTCATCATTCGCCTTTTTGAACACATTAATATCAAATCCAAGCGCGGAGCCGTAATAAATATATGATGCGCACAGTCCAGTACTGCCCTTAACGAGGTCACATAAGTCTACGATATTGTTCTTCATGGCAATATTATCTGCTTTTATATCCCGTGTTCCTTCCTCTGTAATATTTGTGATTTCTAACATTCTTGGTTCTCCTTTCCCAGATTATGTATTTAATCCCCTCCAATATCCACATCAACCCGAATATCACCAATAACCCTATCCCACCCCTGGTATCCGGTATCTGCTTGGCTGTCATTCCCATGCAAGTGAGGATAAGGGATATCAGGAGGGCGAGTTGGGCTGTTTTTAAGAGGTTAAGAAACTTTCTCAATTGATTTGCCCTCCTATGCGCTTTTGTAAGGTTCTGCATTTTCACTTAGTTTGGCATCTAGTAATCGCTTTTCGTATCTCCAATGTGACCTGCTACCGTTACCGGTTCTTGTAGCTTTTGAACCTTTTTCCCTGCACCACTTAAGGGCAGTGTTCATGGATACTCCATAAGTTTCCGTAATGTCTTTTATAGTGAGCATCTTATTGTCTGCTGTTTCTTTACTCATGTTATAATACCTCCATTTCCTAAAAAACTTTCTAGGCTGTCCGTCGTTACTTCTATGTAGTGCGTGACTTTCGTAATATCGCTAGCGCAGCGGGCTTTCTTTGTAGTGATTTTTACGTCAGTTTCTTGCCGGGTGCGAATCATATCTTCTAATTCGGAGATTCTCTTTTTTAATTCTCCATTGTCTTGCCAAAGATGATGAATACTCTTTTCAAGTAGTTCTATTTTTCTATCTTCGCCTTTAAACATCTTCTTACCTTTCTTTGTTTGTTTGTTTGTTATTGTAAAAATTTGTCGTATCCTTTATAATGTCCTTAATACAGATAACGCCGAGCCAAGCCCTTTTAAGGGAAGGTGTAACGACTGGACACGGAGCAACCTACTCGCAATAGGTTGAAGGCACAGTCTGGACTCGTAGGCGACTATGAGAGCTATGCAGAAATGACATAGCCACGCTTTTTAGCGGAGTAACAAATTTGGATAAATACTGAAGATATGACTAATAATTTACGTACTGGATTAAATACTTTAGTTGGCGAATCTGATGATAGCCCCGTGCTTAAACTAGGCGGCGCTCTTGATTCTTTCGCAGGTGCATTAAATGCTTCACCGACACTTGTAACTAATAACCTATTAAGTAATCTAAATGAGGTGATAACTCGCCCTGCCATGTAGTAATATGTGGTATGTACTCCGTAAATTCGGCGAAAATCTGTATTTTATTTTTCCTACTATTGTCGCTATAGTAACTACATTAATCACTCTTGCTATAAATGGAGCGCTATAAGTGTTGTAATTACAGATACGATAATTGCCAGTAACACCACGCCTGAATAACTTGGTCCATTGCTTAGGTCATATGATTTTCTCATGTAGTTGAGTTCGAAAAGTATGTTCCCCAGTTCTCTTTTTAATTCCCTGAATTGTTCTTCGTTCATATGGTTTTCTGCCTCCTTTCCCCTAACCTGCCTTCTTGTTGCCTTCGCTTTGATTTTTTTCGTCCCTGTTTTGGGACGATTTGGCTAAAAAAATATGTACCTTTTCAGCAGGCTCATCAATATCGAGGACATCACATATTAAATCGATTTGCTCTGTGTCAAAATAACTTTTCCCGTTAACCTTATTGCTAAGCGTATTCTTTGACATGCCGATCTTTTTTGCAAGTTCGTAATGCGTCAATCCTGCTCTTGCGACAGCACTTCGGAATCTATTTTTATCAAGCATTCTCTCCACCTCCAATCGTCCCTGTTTTGGGATA